GGTGGCGGTACCGATCAGCCAGGTGTTGCCGGCGCGTTTGTTGAACATCTTCCAACGGTTGGTCGGGCCCAGGTCCAGCCAGGCCGGGGGGATGACGCTATCGGTTTCCGGGTTGCGGTTGCTGTGGGCGACCAGGGATTCGTAGTTGCGGTGATTGAGCATCACCCGTGTGCCCACCGGATAAGTAGTCGCAGCGGCCCAGAGCGGGTAGTCCGTTTCCGGGACGTTGCTGGCGATCACTTTTGCGGGGGTGATTTCAATGGGCGGTACGACTTTCATGCCGCCACCTCCTGCAGGGCGATGCCTGACTCGTTCTGTTGGCGGATGCCGTAGGCGGTTTTTTCGCTGTAGCGGGCGATCTGCGACAGGTCGTTATGGATCTCCACGCGCAACTGCCGCAGCTCGGCCACGGTCGCGTCGACGCTACCCGAGCCGTTGAGCATTGAGGCGGTCTGGTTGGCGCTGTAGATCCGCGAAGGTCCGGTGACTTCCAGTTCCGGGCCGTTTTCGCCGACCAGACGCAGGCCGCCACCGAACATGCCGCCTGCGGCGTAGCGCGGGATTTCGCCGTTTTTGATGGCGTCGTTGCGGATGGCATTGGCGATGGTGGCGGCGGTTTGTGCGCCGCTGCCCAATTGTCCCGCCCAATACATCATCCCGGCCGGATCGGCATCGCGACCCAACACGCTTTGATACAGGCTATTGAGATCATTCGGGCTTGGCGCCCCGCCCGACCCGCTATTCAAGACCGGGCTGGCACCCACACTGCCACTGGCCACTGACGATTTGACCGCCGCCGCCGCATTGATCGCCGCCCCCAGATTGGCGATGGCCTGGGCCACCGAAATCACTGAGTTATCGACACCGTTCAGCGCGTCGAGCTGCTTCTGGGCCGTATCAAGTTGCTGATCCAGCTTGGCCATTTCGTCGTCGTATTGATCCTTGGCGCTCTTGATCTGGTCCTGCACCGTGGCCAGCAGTTGTTCTTCGGTGCTTAGCTGGCTGTTGGTCAGGCCGTTAAGTTCGGCGACCACATTGGCGGTGCGGCCCTGATCGCGGTTGAAGTCTTCCAGGGAGCCGTACAGGTCCGTGGTATTGCTGCTGACCGTGGACAGCGCGTCGTCCAGACCACTGACACTGCTGACAGAGCCGCCGGAACGGGCGGTCGCCAATGCCGCCTGCAACGTAGCCTGGGCCTGGTTACGGAGCATTTTCACCGCAGCGCTGGAGGTGCCGTGCAGGGCTTTCAGGGCATTGGCAAGGGCGTTGCTGATACCGGTCATGTCGGAAATGCTTTTCTGCGCCGTAGCCGCCATGTCGTTAAGCGAACCGACTCGGGCGTTGTAGGCGTCAGTGACATTCTTTTGTTCTGCCGCTACGGCCCGTTGCACGGCGCTGAACGCGTTGTTGACCGAGGTGGTCGCCGCCGCGAGTGCCGCCTCCTGCGCTGCGAGCGCTGCATCCTGCGCCGCCTTGGCCCGGGATTCGAGAATGTCGTAGGCCGCAGAGGCATCACCGGCCAGGGTAATCAGCTTGGCCAGCATGCTGCGGCCGGACTCGGTGGTGATGTCCTGAGACTCAACCAGATCGCGATAGGCATCGCGACTGGACGGCAGGTTGACGCCCAGGTCCTTGAATTCCTTGCCCACCGCCGTCAGCACGTTGTCGGCTTTTTCGGTGTCGCTGAAAAACTTGTCGTAATAAGTCGCCGCGCCGCTGCTCAGCTTGTCAAAACCACCGGCCAGCAGGCTTAGTTGCTCAGCCATGAAACCGCCCTGCACGCTGGTCTGGAACAGCCCGACGTTGAGGTTTTTCAGGACGTCGTTAACGCCGTAGAGGTTTTTGACGAAGGTGGTCAGGGTTTCGAAGGTGAAGCCGCGAGTGTCGGCTTGCGTAGCGTCGGAGATGGCCAGGACCGAGGCGTCGGCCAGTTTGGTAAACCAGTCAGTAATGTCCGCCTTAATCTGGTCGGCGGTTTTACCTTTGGTGCTGATTTGTGTGGAGGCCATGTTCAGGCCGTCGAGCACGCCGTCGTTGAGCTTGACGTTGAGCATCGCGAACAGGCCCAGCACCGAGCCCTCGGTGGCATCATAGGTATTGTCGAGGGCTGTCTGCATGGCCGGATCAAGTGCAGTAATCCGCGTGCGCTTTTTATTGCTGCTGAACAGGCCGCCCTTTTTCTTCTGATATTCGAATTGGTCGGCGGAGAAGTCGCCCTTCGAAACGCCTAGTTGAATGCCCTGATCTTTGGTAACCCAGTCGCCACCGAACAGGGAGGAGCCGAACATGCCGCCCAAGACAGCGCCAATTGCTGCGCCGACAGCACTGCCAATGACGGGAACAACCGAGCCAATGTACGACCCAGCATAAGCACCCGCCACAGCGCCACTGGCACCGGCCACGGCGCCCTTCACACCGGCTTTCATATAGCCTTCGATGGCACCGCCAAGCCCATAGGTAAACGCTGATACGGCACTAAGGCCGGCCTGCGTAGCGGCATATTGGCCGGCATTTGCGCCGAGGGAGTTGCCTGCCACCGCGCCTGCCTGCTGAGCTGCGGTTGCGCTGGCGGTGGCACCACTGGAGAAAAGACTCGAAGCGGCTGACTTGATGTAATCGAAACCATCGGTCAGCACATTTCCCATACTGTCGAGCACACCGCTGCTGCGGTTCCAGCTTGTGGCAATGGTGTTGAAAAACGAGTTATTGCCGAGATCAAAAAACGTACTCGCGCTTTTCCCCAAAGAGCTCAGAATCGAAGTAACGCTGGAGCCAGCCGCACTTGCCGTACTGGAAGAACCAAGCCCCAGCGAACCGATCATCGACGTAATAACCGGCTTGACCAGTGCATTGGTCAGCATTTCGGCCAATAGCTGCTTGAAGCCCGCAACCATCTTCTCGGAGAAACCTTTGAAGCCCTTGTCGACATTCTTGAAGATATCGACGAAGGCTTTGTCCACCAGCTCAACGGCGCCTTTGCTGAACGTGCTGAACGCGCTTTCGGTTTCAGCCTTGACTGCGGCGCTATCGGTTTTGCCGCTGGTTGCGTTGGTAACCGCATTCGAAACGCCAGTGTCTTTACTGGTCGCCTGGCCCAAGCTCGCCGTTGCGCCAGCATCCACCGTCTTTTTGATATAGGTGGTGCTGGCAGCATTCATGGCCGTGGAGGCCGCGGTCATCTTCTTCAAATCGGCCGTCAGGCCGATGACGGACTTTTGCAACGCCGCAACATCCTTATTCGCCGCCCGCGCCTGACTGCTATCAACCTTGATCACCACATTGGTTGTATCAGTCATGGCCAGACCTCCCGGGCTCAACCCGATGTCCTGGGTCGGCCTCCTGTCTCAGGTAAAAATATTCGGGGCACATAGTGTTCTCCGGACAATAAAAAACCCGCCGTGGCGGGTGTGGGGTGTTCAGGCTTCATGGATTACCCGGTAATGGATCGTGTCCATGCGCATCAGTGCGCGCAGTTCTTCGGGTTCGAGCTGGCGGTCCATGAGACGAGTCCAGGCCTGCATTTCCAGCCAGGTCAGAGGCTCGCTGGTGCGTTTGCATTCCCAGTACAGCCCGGCCAGATAGTCCATGCCTTCAGGCATGGGCGGGATATCCAGTTCCCTGGGCTTGTGGCCGGTCAGCTTCCAGACCCGGGTCAGGTGATCGCGCACACAGGCGTCGGAGCCGGCAGGCACTTTGCTCAGGCGCATTTCACCTTCCCAGTGGCTCAGGAGGCTGTCGAGTCTGGCGCGAAAAAACGTGAGCGGTTACTCGCCAGGGCTTCGACTTCCTGGGACAGGCCGGGGTTTTGTGCCAGCAGCTCCATCACTGCTTCGGTGCTGAACGGCACGTCGAACGACCAGCCGATAACCAGTGCCGAGCGGTATTTGAGGGTACCGGCACTGGTGATGTCATAGATTTCGTCGAGGGACAGCTTGGCTTCGTCACGGTCACGGCCTTCGCGGCTGAGCTCCAGCAGGCGACGGCGCGCGGCCGGGGCATCGGAGCTGACCACGATCAGGTAATGCTCGGTGGGTGTGCCATCGGGCAGGGTCAGGGGCAGTTTCTTGCCCTTTTCGATGGCGGCCAGGGCGAAGAAATCGGACAGGGCGAAGGGTTTGATGGTCGGGGTTTCGGGTTTGGTGGTGGTTTTTTCGGATTTGACAGTCATTGGATGTTCTCTTGGAAAGAATGGGAACTGTGGGAGCCGCCTTGGTGGCGATGGCGTCGGCTCAGTCACCAAAGTATTGCGAGTGCTGCGCACTCGATCGCCAGCAAGCCGGCTCCCACAAAAGCCGGGTATCAGGCAGCGGAGCGGGTGATTTTCAGGGTGCTGCCGACGACGCCGTCGTAACCGGCACTGACGGTGTATTGCGGAATGATCGCGCCGGGGCCGCTGACCTGTTTCTGGCCCTGGGTGTAGCGCACGTTGGGCAGTTCCAGGGTGTAGCTGTCGGCGCCTTCGGTGAACTCGATCTTGTGCGAGGTCCTGGTTTCGTTGAGGACCTTGTCCCACAGCACGGCGTCCACCAGATAAGCGCTCATGGAACCGGTGACCACAGCCACGCCGTTGCTGATATCGAAGGCTTCACGGTTGCCCAGGGCGAACAGCGCTTCCATGCCGTTGTTGAGGTTGACGCTCCATTCTGTGGCGTAGGCCACCGGTACGCCGCCTTCGGTCAGGGCCAGGTTGGTGGTGATCATGATGTCGGTGGCAGTCGGGGCGATGAAGGTCGAACCTACGGCCAGTGTGTATTTCTCGGCACGGGTGCCGATCATGCTGAAGGTCACGCCGACCGGAGCGTTGATCGGCGAGCTGATGGCCATGGTGCCGACACGGCAGCCGGAGTACAGGTAGTCGACGCCGATGTCGGTATGGCGTTCCAGGATCGCGAAGGAGCGGTCGTTCTTGCCGATCAGCAGGGTGTCGTTGTCCCAGGTGCCTTGCATGGCGGCCTGGATCAGGTCGTCGAAGCTGCTGAAAGACAGCTCGACGGCAATATCGCCGGCGACGCTATAGGTGCCGCCACGACTGACCGCCTGTTGGCGGGTCTGATTGATTTCTGCGGTGGTGACTTCGTTGATGGTCGGTGTCAGACCGGCAGTAACGAAGCGGATCGGCTTCCAGGCCGGCGTGGCCGGAAGGGCACCGTTGACTTCTTCAACATAGAAAGTCTGTACAGCAGAACCGTTAGCGAGTGTGCTCATTGTGTATCTCCATAAACAAAAAACCCGCTCATTGGCGGGTGTGGGTGGGTGTTGCAATAGGAGTGGTTAGTTGCTGATGTAACTCAGGCGGCGTCAACCTTGCGACTGATCAGGCGAATAATCAGTTCACGAATAGCCGTGACCCCGATAAAGCCAATCGCGCCGCCGGCGCCAATGGATAAGTTGGACGGCCAGGCCATCCATTCGATGATGCTGCTGGCCGACAAGCTGAGGCCGCCACAGATCAAGGCTTCTAGAACAATGCGCAACGTACTGGTTTCCTTGGCGTCATAAAGAACGCGCAGGATAGAAATGATCACGGCCATAATTGCGCCTTGCCATGAAGAATGTGTGAGGGCCAGCCAGATGCCGGCCCAGAATGACGGATCGTTATCCGGCGTCATGGTGGCTCTCGCTAAATGAAAGTAGAAGAATTATTAAGTTAGTTGGATACAAGCGGATTAAACCGACTGTCGTTGCGTCACTCACAAAAACAACAGCATGGAGAAAATCTACGTCATGGCGACACGCATGTAAATACATATTTATAGTTATTTTTTTAAATTTTTAAATACACAAATAACGAACACGCAACAACCCGGAATTAACCGGGTTATTTGTTAATAACAATACTACTCAGATAACTAGCTAGAGCACTTCACAACCATCAGGCGACCTCTTCACTCAATAAGCCTTCTGATTCGAATACGTCCTGAGCCCTGAGCAGCGCCAGATTCACTCGCGCCTCCAGGTCACGACGAATACCTGCGGCCCAGCGTTGCCGCGTACGTTCGGAGCGAACCTCGTCATCCCAGTTGGACATGTCGTACCACGCCGCCGGCAATACCGCAGTGGAGCGCTTGCCGTGGGCCGCGCCCTTGACCAGGGGAAAGCCCCAGGTGACTACACAGCGTTCGCGGAATAGCGAGGGTGCTGGCGAGTTGATAAGCGGAGTAAGCAACTGCAGGGCGGCGATCTTTTGCGTCAGGTGAGTGGAGAATTTTCCGACCAGGGCGCCCCACTGCTCCTCTGACAGGGAAGAGTGCAATCGCGCATGGAGCCAGCAGTCATAGATTTTCATCTCGGCCTTGCTCAGGCCATTGCCGCGCCGGGTGACCTCCCCCGGCGTGACCTGGGTCTGCCAGGACTGGCTCTTGATATCGTTCATGGTATCGGCGGCCAGGACCCGGACGACGGCGGCTAAAACGTTTCGATAAATCATCGTGCTGTACTCCTACTCAATAGAAAGCAGCCTCGAAATCGTCTTGATCGCCGCCCCTCGATGACAGGCCTGGCAGTGGATTTCTCGCTGACGAAAACAACGATATATGCATCAACGCATAAAATCAAATGCAAAATAGCATTTGCCATATGCACAAACGCGAATCAATATGCACGCCATGCACAATCGCACCGTATCGACTGTTTTAAGAGAGCTGCTGGCCCGGGACGGAATTTCCCCCACGGAACTCCATCGCCGCACCGAAGTGCCTCAATCCACTCTGTCCCGGATCCTCAACGATAAAATCGCCGATCCGGCGGACAAGCACATCTCGAAAATCGCCGAGTATTTCCGCGTGACCACCGATCAGCTACGCGGGCGTGTGCCCCTGGCGGCGGTGACTTCACGCGCCAATGCCGCGCATACCGAATTGCAGGACATCAGCATCTGGGATGACCAGACGCCTCTGGACGACGATGAAGTGTCGGTCCCTTTTCTTCGCGAGGTTGAATTGGCGGCAGGATCAGGAAGATTCGTGATCGAGGAGAGCTCCAACGCATCGCTGCGCTTTGGCAAGCGCAGCCTGCGCCATAACGGCGTGCAGTTCGATCAGGCCAAATGCGTCACCGTGCGTGGCAACAGCATGTTGCCGGTGCTGCGCGACGGCGCCACGGTAGGGGTCAATGTCGGCAAGTCGGCCATTGGCGATATCGTCGATGGCGATCTCTATGCCATCAACCATAACGGCCAGTTGCGGGTGAAGCAGGTCTATCGCCTGCCGTCGGGCATTCGTTTTCGCAGCTTCAACCGTGACGAGCACCCGGACGAGGACTACACCTTTCAGCAGGTTCAGGAAGAACAGATAGCCATTCTTGGTCATGTGTTCTGGTGGGGTATGTTTGCCCGATAAGGGGGGCAAATGCTAGCCTTGCGCCATTAACAAGGAGTGTTGAGCGATGAAACGGATATCGTTTGCTTTGGCGGCCGCGGCAACCGTTATTTGCACGCAGGCGCATAGCGAAATCTTTAAATGCACGACGCCTGAAGGCAAGGTCATCTATTCCTCGACCGCCTGTCCGGATGGTGTCGGCGATGTCGCCCTGCAACGCCGCGGCCCGCCGCTCCTGGCACGCGATGGTGAGCCTGCGGATCACGTCTTTATCATCAATAACAACGCCACGCGGATCCTGCAGATCCCCCTCGGCGCCAGAACCACCCTGGTTGAGTCGGACCTGTACAAAAGCAATCAGGCCATGCGCCCGCCGCCGCCGAAAGTACCGTCAAACTGCCTGGAAGCACGCTACGAGGCCGAATGCTTCGACCCTTCTGGCGGCCAGTCCACCGCCAAAGAAGCCAGTCGGATCAAGATCACTTACGGCAACTTCGAGGGTGGTAAGGTCATCGTTCATCCCTGATCGACTGCCTCAACCCACCCGCACTTCACTGATCTGAATATCCGGCGTCAGGTCGGTGTAGTTGATGATATCGGCCTGGATCACTGCCGAGTGCGGACCGATCGCATCCTGAAAAGCCTGCACCGACTCGCAATAGATATGGCAGGCCGCCTCGAACATGGGCGCCGAGCCGGGGATGCCGCCGCCAATGCCCTTGTCCACCGCATACTGCTTGCAGGCGTCGCCCATCAGCGACTGCACCAGCGGCATATGCTTGTCGCGGTAGTAGTCGTGGTCGAACCGGGCACCTTCCTGGAACGGATACATCACACTGACTTTGATCATCTGAACGTCCTCGTCGTCGGAAAAAGGAAACCGTAAAAAACCCAGCCGACTCTACACCTATGCTGGTAGCCGTCTACGCTATCGCGCACAATCCCACGCCGCCTAATTTCACCCAACGCAGGAGTACCGCCATGGACGCACTGGAATGGAATGACGCCGCACTGGCGAAATACCTCGCGAGCAACACTACGTTGCAGGACGAGATCAAGGACCTGAGTGCCCACGAGCAGAAGCAGCAGACGCAATGGGCGTTCGAGGACGAAGCCGAGGCACTGGGTATCGAGACCTGGGAGTTTGCCCTGCAATGGATAGCTGAAACCCCCGAACAGCTCAAAGCCATGCGCCTGGAAGCCCACCGTCAGGTGGCCGAGGCGCTGGGTATGGAATGGGCCGAGTATTGCGCGGTGAATGCGATTCAGGAGTGAGATTTGCGATCAATCCCCTTTCGGGGGCGACGCATGGGTGGGAGCGGGTTTATCCGCGAAGAGGTCGGTACACTCGATGGATCTTCATCGATTGAAATACCGTCTTCGCGGATGAATCCGCTCCCACTTGATCACTTGGTGTCCTTGGGTGAACAGCTACTTCAGATCAAACCGGTCCAGATTCATCACCTTGACCCACGCCTTGACGAAGTCCGCGACGAACTTGTCCCGGGCATCCGCACTGCCATAGACCTCGGCAATCGCCCGCAACTGCGCATGTGAACCGAATACCAGGTCGACCCGGCTGCCGGTCCACTTGGTCGCGCCGGTCTTGCGATCACGCCCTTCAAAGGTGTCGTTGAAGCCTGGGCGCCACTCGGTGTTCATATCCAACAGGTTGATAAAGAAGTCGTTGGTCAGGGCTTCCGGCTGCTGAGTGAACACGCCGTGGGCGCTATCGCCGACATTGGCTTTCAGCACCCGCAGGCCGCCGAGCAGCACGCTCATTTCCGGAGCGCTCAGGGTCAGCAGTTGCGCCTTGTCGACCAACAGCGCTTCGGCAGAAACCGTGTATTGGCCCTTGAGGTAGTTGCGGAAGCCATCGGCGACGGGTTCCAGGAAGCCGAACGACTCGACATCCGTCTGCTCCTGAGAAGCATCCATGCGCCCCGGCGTGAACGGCACATCCAGTTGATAACCGGCCTTGCTCGCCGCCAGTTCGACTCCGGCGCTGCCCGCCAGCACGATCAGGTCGGCCAGGGAGATTTTCTTGCCGCCTGCATTGAACTCACGCTGAATGCCTTCAAGGGTACTGAGTACCCGGGCCAGTTGTTCCGGCTGATTGACCGGCCAGTCTTTCTGCGGCGCCAGACGCAGGCGTCCGCCATTGGCGCCGCCACGCTTGTCAGAACCACGGAAGGTCGACGCAGCCGCCCATGCAGTCGAAACCAGCTGCGAGACGGTAAGGCCCGAAGCCAGCACCTTGGCCTTGAGGGCGGCGATGTCCTGATCGTCCACCAACGGATGATCGACTTCCGGGATCGGGTCCTGCCAAAGCAGTTCTTCCGTTGGCATTTCCGGACCGAGGTAACGGGCCAGCGGGCCCATATCACGGTGGGTCAGCTTGAACCAGGCGCGGGAAAAGGCGTCGGCCAACTGCTCGGGATTATTCAGGAAACGTCGGGAAATCTGCTCGTAAATCGGGTCGAAACGCAGGGCCAGGTCTGAGGTCAGCATGCTCGGCGCGCGGCGTTTGCTCGGGTCATGGGCGTCGGGGATCTTGCCTGCGCCTGCACCATTCTTCGGCGTCCATTGATGGGCTCCGGCCGGGCTCTTGCTCAGTTCCCACTCGAAACCGAACAGGTTTTCCAGGTACTCGTTGCTCCATTGGGTCGGGGTCGAGGTCCAGGTCACTTCCAGGCCGCTGGTGATGGCATCACCACCCACGCCGCTGCCGAAGCTGCTTTTCCAGCCGAAGCCTTGCTCTTCCAGACCCGCAGCCTCCGGTTCAGGGCCGACATTGGAGGCCGGGCCTGCGCCATGGGTCTTGCCGAAGGCGTGACCACCGGCGATCAGGGCCACGGTTTCCTCATCATTCATGGCCATGCGGCCAAAGGTTTCGCGGATATCCAGTGCCGAGGCAACTGGGTCTGGCACGCCTTCCGGGCCTTCGGGGTTAACGTAGATCAGGCCCATCTGCACGGCGGCCAGGGGATTTTCCAGATTACGGCCGGCCGGACCGGTACGGCTTTCTTCCTGACCGTGTTTTTCTGGCTCGGCGACCAGAGCGCCGTCACCGGGCGGTTGAGCCTTGCCATAACGCGTGTCGCCGCCCAGCCAGACTTTCTCGTTGCCCCAATAAACATCTTCCTCCGGCTCCCAGACGTCCGGACGACCGCCGGAGAAGCCAAAGGTCTTGAAGCCCATGGTTTCCAGCGCGACGTTGCCGGTGAGGATCATCAGGTCGGCCCAGGAGATCTTCTTGCCGTATTTCTGCTTGACCGGCCAGAGCAGGCGGCGCGCCTTGTCGAGGCTG